TTTAAATTCCGTACATACGCAGATCAGAAAGTTCGTTTTGCTGTCTTAGATGCTATCCGTGAAAGACGAGGTAGAAAGGGTCAGAAAGATATCTTTGAGCTTTGGGAAACTAGCAAGGACAGAGGCAATATCTTCGAAGAAGTGGAAGCCGAAGACTACGACCCCAACACGTTGTTCATCGTCGAAGACATTATCAAAAGTCTAGGTAGTAACGAGAAAGAGCTCAAGGTTGTACGCATGGCCTTAGAGGGCTACAAGGTACATGAAATCGCTACTGAACTAGGTGTGTCCGGTAGCCGAGTTAGCCAGATCAAAGAGAAGATCAGAGAGGGCTTTGGGCTTCACGCTAAGTACAACATGGAAGAAGATGATGAAGAGATCGACTATGAGACTCAGAAATCATACTCAGAAGGTCTTGAAGAAGAACTACCTCGATTAAGAGCTCGCAGAGGCAGGAAGAGTGACGAGAATAGGAATTTGGGCATTTTTGAAGACTACTATAAAGAAAATATGAAGGTCGATGCCCTCATGGTCAAATACCAAACTGGAGAACAGAATATCCGACGCATTTTGGTCATGATGAAGAAACGTGCCACAGCCAATGGTGAAGAGATAAATCGGAGAAAACCTGGCAGAGTAGCTAGCATCAAGAAGCCCAAGAAGTATGAGGTGGACAGAGTCAGAAATGCCAACATCATCAAAGACAGGTACGTTCATAAGATGTCTGTAGAAGACTTAGCTACTAAGTATAGCCTGAGTACTAAAAGCATACTGCCATTGATCACTAGAATGAAGCGTAAGAAGTCTATACAAGAGTATATTTCAGAGTGCAATGGTGATGGATACGTGCCACCAGTTCCTGAACCAAGAAAGAATTCCGTTAAAGTGTCTGAAGAATTAGAGGTACAAAGCTTGCCGTCACTCAGCGAAGTCGAGAAAGATCACATACTAAAAACTATTAATCATTACCATGGAAATAAGACTAGAGCGACTAAGTCTTTAGGCATATCAATCAAGACACTATATAATAAGCTTAAAGAGTACGGGATCGAACTCTAGAGCTCGTCTTCATCTTCAAATTCTTCATAATCGTCTGGGTAACCTTCATCTTCGTGGTCACTCGTACCTACATTGATGCCGCATTGATTGCTGTATGGAGTGTCGTAAGAATAGACAGCGATCTCTTCTGAGACCTCTGGGTCATAGTCGAATACTGTATTGTCGTAGGCTCTTATGCAGGAGATGAAGCCTATGAGCAAGTTAGCTAAAAGCCTCTTCATGAGCCTCCTAGAATACTTTCAGGAACCCCTTGATCTTCATCTTAGGCGTACCTGTCGCACTCCTGTCCTTCTCGTAAAAGCCATCGCCTTCGCGCTCGACTTCTCCGTTGGATGGACCTGTGTTGCCCTCAAGTGTTTGGAGTCTGCCGTTCTTCTTGATCGACTCGACTCCACCTGTGTGGCCTTTATCAGTAGCACCGAACTGCCAAATCACAATACAACCCGGCTCCGGTTTCTCTAAACGACACTCTTTAGGTGTCAAGTTCCACACTGTCATGCAGTGCTCGCTCTTATGAATCTTGCTTTTGATACCTAATTTCTCTTCAACTTTCTTGATAGCGTGCTGGATCGCGGCCATACACCATGGTTCGCTTTGGGCCTTGCCATCGACTGCTTTTTGGAACATCTCGACTTCTTTGCCTTTGTTGTCACCACCATGTTCGCTGATGCCAACGTATGATCTAAGCTCTTTCAAGAACTCAGCCTTCGGATCACCCGGCTTCGCCTCTAGTTTCTTCTCCATGCCAGGCATGAAGGGTACAACGACTTTAGAGTCTTCTTGATCGAAGTCTCCAAGAAGGTGTGCTAGAATATCTTGTTCTTTCTCAACGTAATTGCTCATTATACTTCCTGATTTCTAGGTGAATCGACCCTATCTAGTGGAGTGAAGCCCTTCATAGCTAAGAAGCGGAAGCTCATTTGAATGATACCCTTCGCCGCCACACCCCAACGTTCATTGCTCACTTTAGCTTTTGTCATATATATAAGATCTTCTTGAGTCACTCTGTCCTGCACTCGAATGGAGATGTATGGAGCACTCAAGATACTGCCAATGATGGCTCTGATCTTAGAGCCTTGAAGGTTACCATCAAATCTGAGCTTTAGCCCACTGATAGAGCCTGTAGTCACGACTTTACCTGTAGCAGCGATCTCTTGCGGCCACGGGTCGTCAATGCCGCAGATTGCGTTCTCGCCATGGTCAATGTCCCAACTCACGCTGTTCACAGCATGGTACTTCTCTCCATTGATCCACAATATGATGTCCGCACCTCGGACTACTTTAGATGCCATCTATGGCCCCCATACATATACTTTGTCACTGAACAACGTACCTGCTTTACGTAAGCCGATGTCGTTCGGGTAAAGTATGATGATGACAAGATTGATACCCGTCGCTGAAACGTAGTCGATCAAGTCTTTAGCGTATTCCCTTCCGGAAACTACGTCTGTCAAATATGCTTGGTGGTCACGGCCAAACTTGTCCGGTGTCGTTGGGGTATCTGTAGCATTTAAAGCTACATCTTCATCGATTGGATGCTCGAACCTGAACCTATATGAAGGGTTAATCATGACAGTCGTGTCACTGGGTCGGCTAATGATTGGAATAGGCCCTTCTTGACGGTCTGTACCATAACCTAGAGTGATGCTGCCTATACCGTCCGGGAACTGTGAACTGTCGTCTACTTCTAAAAGATAACCTGTGTTTCTGCCTGCAGGAGCACTCAATTGAGTCCAGGTACTAGAAACAGAAAAGCCCTGATCAGTGTCGAAGATGTATGGGCCTAGCTGATCGCTAATAGCACCTTCATCTTGCAAGTGCATTGCACCCACTTCATCTCTTCGTACCACTTGAGTAACTGCTGGAAGGTACACTTGAAGCGTCTTATCTTTTACTTGGAATGCACCAGTGAATTCTTTCTTGGTCGTTAATGTATTATTCTTGGGGAAGAAGAACATGACACCATCGTTATCACCTTGGGTAACAGTCTCGATGATCCCTACTGGGTTAATGAACTCGAAGTAACTCTCGTTAACTCGTCCACCACGGGTCTTCACTACTTCAAAAGTACCCACGTTTTCTGGGGAGAATCCACTTCCGTACATATTGACATAGTCACCCGGCTTAGCTTTACCCACTGCAGGGTTAGCTCCGCCAGTCCATGTGGCACGCATGTAGCCGCCGTTAGCTCTTGAGAATGTCCACTGAGTACTAGAGTTTCCTGCTGTCGGTCTTACTTGCTCAAACTGCAGTACGTTCTGGGCCTTACCACCCACAACTTGTACCGAAGAACTTGGCCCTGTAGTACCCGATATAATCGCTACCCTGTTTACTCCTACATCTTCTGTACGGACGAAAGCGGTAGCTTTTAGACCTAGTGACAATAATGTACGGGAAATAGCGTCAGCGATCTCTTGAGATGTTGCAACACCTATGTTGACGAACTGATCTGTGGAGAATGGGATCTCCATTACCTGACCACCATCGAATTTAACTTTCAGTACGTCACCGTCTTCTAATGCGTACGGGCCAGTAAAGCCTGCTTGAGCTACTGCCCTAGAGTATTCTGCGCCATAGATGATTTCTGCGATTTCGTTAATCAGCTGACGAATTTGCTTCTTGGACTTGACTTTGATACCTAAATCACGGTACACATCATCGCTCAGGTTCACGTTACCTGGCCTGATGATGCTCCAACCTGCTAATAGACGATCTAAGTGAGTCGCTTCAGCAGTCCCGATGAACATTTGAGCGTCTACAGCTTCAGCATTGTACAAGATGTACTTACCACCAGAGGCCATAGACTCAAGGATATCTGTTGATACAGTACCGCGAATAGCCGGGTTCAGGTGCTTCCTGAGGTCCTTGGCTAACTCGGCTCTGCGTTTCTCTAAAAGTTCTGCGTCAGTCATCTTATTCCCTATTCAACTTTGGACACAATAATGTCGTTCGTCAAGTCTAAGATTTTAGCCTTCTCTCCTGGGTACACGATGATCAAATCGTTAGCACTGTCGTACTGTGGAGAATCTACAGAAATAGCCTTACAGCCTGGAATCCCGTCTACTGCTGCGATGATCTTCGAGATGGCGATCGACTCACCAATCGGAGATGCTAGAACTACGGCGTAAACTGCATTTCTAACTTGTTGCTGGATACGGCCAAAAGTCACACCTGTACGAACACGTACTGCTAGAGCGATCTTGATTCTGCGTGGAGCTGGAGCCTCAATGTAGATCTCAGCACCTGCAGCCGAAATACCGCCGTAAGAAACACTGTCACGTGGATCTCCGTAGACGATCCTATTAGCTTCACGGATCATGCCAATGTTATATCTGTAGCTATCTAAACCACGAATGATAGAAGTGCTGAAATTCAACTTACCAACGGCGCTCATCACGATGTCTGCTGAATCTGTCACTTTCTCCCACTGATCATCAGTGTCGAAGATGATAGAGGTCCTGTTTCCAGCTCCTGGGTCAGCAGCTACAGTTAAGATGCGTTTATACGCTGTATAAGCTCTTTCTTCCAGTACGAAGAAATCGTCGATGTTTCCGGCTAGTGGGCTAGATGCAGTTTGAAGCAAACCAATCACAGTCAATTTCTCTCTAGAGAGAACTTCGCTTACTACATAGCTTCCAGCATTAGCAGCTAGCAACAGAGTACCGACTAGTTCTATAGTGTCACCTGGACGGACTGCATCATACTCGAACACTTGGATCGATGGCACAGTCACGTTCATGTCTGTGAATGTCACTGTTTCTGATGTCAAGTCAGCGGCCCAGAACTCTAACGAAGTTCTTTGGCCCACTGCAGTTCTAGTTACTTCAAAGTCACTAGGCATCGTCTGATCGATCAATGGACTAGCAGGCTCGAAAGCATCAACAGTGACAGTTAAAGTTTCTTCATCTTGAGTTACAACGAAGTCAGCACCGCCAAACAATGCAGCAACAACTGCCGCAGTCTTAGTAGCTACTACATCATTGGTGTCAGTGTCGATGATGTCTACTTGGACGTTCGTATAACCTGCGTAAACGGGTGCAATACCTGTAGGAGTACCACTGATAGTAACTCTGTACCAAACAGCGTATTTTCTTACATCACCGGCACTGTGAACTTTGAAGTTATCGCCGCCAACGAAATCGAATCCTCTTGGAAGAATGATTTTAGATTGTTCTTTTAACTTAGTTACGTAACCCTTTACTGGGTGTTTGCCTGCGTTGTTAGCATCTACGTCTGTAACGCTCATGAACAGCTCATCGCCAACACGCGCTAGACTGAAGTCTGGTTCAGTGCCCACTCCTGTCCATAATAACTTACCGATACCGCCGCTCAAAGAAATAGCGAACTCAGAAGTACTTGAGTAAATGATACCTGCATCTTCGTCAACACCTGAAGTTATCTCTTCAACAGCAACCGAGTTTTCGATGTATAGAGAGTCTCTGTAAGTTCTTACAACTCTGAATTTACCTCGGTTCAGTGTACTGAATGGAGCACTTAGTTCAACCGTGTCACCCTCTTTAATGGCCGTAGCCACTGTCAGAGTGATGTTAGTCATAGACTCATCGCTAGCGTCAGCATTGATATAATAGGCCATAGTCAAGTCGTCGCTGAAGCCGATGATCTCAAACGTTCCATTGTTATTTGGATCAGTAAAACCTGAAATTGTGATTTTATCTTTGAAAGAAGCCATTGCAAACATGTTCGCTGGGCCCTTAATACTAACCACATTAGTATTTAAAGTTGTCTCGATCTCGATCGTATCACTGTTGTCGTATGGCAGCTCGATGTTTTTCTGCCAAGCTAAAGTTCCCATGGTCCCGATATACGTGACACACACTAAAGAACCTTGTTTCTCAACTTTGAACTGTCTGCCATCAGTGAATACATGCTTGCGTGGATCTCCAAAGAATCTGTCAGTCGGCGTACGACCACTCAAAGTCACTACACCCTCGCCTGAGATAGTCTCAACACTTACAGTTGTAGCACTTCTTAGACCATTAGACTTACGTTGCTTATTTGATGCTTGTAAACGAACCCACTGTGAACCATGCCATCCTACTGAAGCACTTCTAGAGATAGGAGCAATCATGATGCCATCTTTAGATACTGCTTGACTCTCGATCAGTGCAGTTAAAGAGTTGCCAGCACCACCAGCGAACTGTACAGCACCTTCGCTACCTACAACTGTAGTGCCTACTTCTATTCGTCCCTCTCTCATGACAGGTTTGATAGTACCAAGAGTAGTTAGACCGGTAACGGCTAAAACAGATGCTAGTCTAGAGACTTGGACTGCAGTGGTCGGTACGAATCTGATCTCTTCACCACCGTCAAAGCGGTAGCCGGTAGCAGTTGGCATATCTAATGATTTCTTGAATGTGAACTGGGGGCCCGAGCTAGCTAAGTTATTCAGCTTGATGAAGTTCATACCATCAACTAAGAACTCTGCGTCTCTGTCAAAGTCTGTAAATTCTTCTGTACTGAAAGTGATCTCGCCCGCACCTGTAGTACCGGATTTATTTACGATCTCAGAAGTCAGCCAATCTGCCAAATTGTCTTCTACGTATTGGTTGATTTCAGCTGCAGTCGTAGCTGAAGATCCGTAGAATGTCATTGAGTCAGCAGTCAATAAAGCTTTAGCTGTCTCAGCAACGCCCGAACCTGATTCTCTGAGTACTGAGAAACTACCACTCGTCGGTGTGAAGCCTGCTTCGTCGCTCACTCTGAAAACACCAATGTTCTCCGGAGCGAATTCACTACCGTTAGTCAATCGCACGAATTCTCCACCAACCAAAGTCAAGTTAGGGTTTGTGCCAGTACCTGAGTAACTGTATGTAACCATCTCTAAGCCTGCGCTTGGAGTATTGGGAGTGATAGTAACGTTAAATTCGGTCGTGCCGTCCTGATCACAAGGGATCACTGGGCCAGATTTGAGACCGATCTTGATGTCGATAGTCGCTCCCACAGTGATTGCATGGCTGATGCCTGCATCTGGAACTCCTGGGTACACATAGCCGACATTGTACTTCTCACCTGCGTCACCCCAAACCGCTGCTCTAAAGAGGAGTGCATCTTCGGCAACACCTTGTTCGATGACTTTACGAGCTCTCATGAAAGCTTTATAGTTAGCAAAGTCGAATAGTGGGCCAAAAGCATCTTCGAACTCTGCCGTAACACCACTCTCTGAATCGTATGCGTTGAAACCAGTTACAGTGTTCGGGTACGTACTGTTAGTGACAGCTTTTCTGTATAATGGAATAGGGAAGTTTTTAGTAGTCGGCTCATCATCTAAGATCGTGACCAGGAGATCGCTCTCACTGAAGTCGTAACCTTGAAGTGCGTACCAACGATCGTCAGTACGAATTCTCTTCACAAACTCACTATCTAGTACAGTCAATGAGTCTGCTGAAACAGCAGAGACTAAGAGACGTTCGTTCCTTGGTAATGTATCTTTAGTAGCGTCGAATTTCTGAGCTATCTTGATCAAGCTGTTGTCGCCTGAAGCGTATGCGTGATCCAAATCTAGTACGTTCAAGTAATCAGCTGATGGATCAGCATAGTCACCTGTGTCGAAGTACCCATGCTCAAATAGTGGGAAGCTATCAAAGTCTTCACTTGAATTTAGGCTAGCGAACTGACTTACTTCTGAAGTAGCAGTCTGACCTTTAGTGAACTTTAATAATTCAGCGCTAGCATCGATGTCTACGATAGTCACAGAGCCTACAGGCCCTTGAGTATTTGTGCTGAATACCAGAATTTCGTCACCATCTACAGTGAAAGATGCCATGGTCAAGTGAGAATTTAGCTCATCAGCTACATCATTCATGTCATAGTCGTCAGCCGGGATGAAAAGCTTCTGAGGCACTTGGTCTGTTCTGACCACAGTAAAACCTTTCTGGAATACAGCCAATTGTGGACTAGCTGCAGCGTATTCTGCTGGAGTGACTAAAACTTCAATATATGAACCTGTCTTAGCATGAACGCGGAATTCGCCACGGTTACCTGCAGATAATTCTTCAGACCATACAATTACATAGTCGCCTACGAGTACATTGTCGAAGCAAGTAACAGAATCGCTAGTGTATCTGATGATGTTAGCACTAGGTTTAGAGACTGTCAAATTACTGTCTTCAATCACTCCTGTTAAGATCAATTCTGCTAAAGCATCAACCACGACCCACAGATGGGCATCGTTGGCAAAAGAGAATAATCCACCCATTGTGCTACCGCTGTTAACAGCAGCCTTCGTGAAACTAGAACCAGCACTTAGAGACTCACCCTTTTTAAGAGGTACAGTCAACTGGAACTGAGCAGTATTTCTTGATAATGCAAAGTCTTTTTCTTTACCTTCAGCACTCAGGCCCTTAGCTACGGTAAAGATCCCTTTAGTCACAAAATCGCAAGTAGGATCAATCAAGATCGAAGCGCGTGAGCTCTCGCCCAAGTTACTATTGATCCTTAAAGCATTCCCGTTAGCTTCGGTCGTGATCCCAGTCACCTTGTTATTGATTACATTTACCCAACTAGTAATGATGTTGGTGCGTGCAACACGAATATGTGTGCCTTCTTTAATGAAGTCAGCGTCGGTAAAAGTGTAAGTCCTATAACCTGTTCCATCGACATCAATAGTCAATTCATCTCCGTCTTGGATCAGGTTGGACCAAGAGGCCTGCTCGGCACCGTCAATGAATGCTCTGCGACCGTTCTTGTCTAGTCGTTGGTTTTTGTTCTTGAATAAAAGTAATGTATTTACTTCATTGCTTGGAAAACCCATAGCGATCGCAGCATCTCTGCCCGATTGTGGCACAGTGATCTGAATTTGTTCGTCATCTTCGCCTTTAGCTTTGATGAGAGTCTTACGTCCTGCCTCTACCGTTCTTGCAGTAAAATTGATCAATGGATTACTATTGATAGAAGATACTACTTCAAACGCTGTTGCAGCACTTGGTGTTCTAAAATCGTCATCGCTGAAAATATGTTCTACAACTGAACCACCCACAATCACTGCTAGTCTGTCTAGACCACGGATGTCGTAGGGATCTTTTGTAGAAGAAATTAAAGAAGCTTTAGAGATAGATGACTGTTCACCACTCAAGGCAAGTTGGAATGTATCCTCGCCGCCTAATGCTGAATCTACGATAGGCTCAACTCCAACACCTGCGCTTTTCTCTTCATACACGTTCCCGTCGTCAACATATAGAGTCGTCTTAGTCGGGGTACGGATAACTTGACTTGACACTACTCGTGAACTCTCATCACTTGCTTGGGCATTAATAACAGAGTTTTCTACTGCTGTAGCAGTCCCTAGTCCTTTAGATGCGCGTGAACGCTTAATAGCATCTCTGATCTCATCAGTAGTTAATGGGTCACGACCATCTACCACAGGAGTTGGGTTCGTCACTGTTGCACCAGTGAACGGAGGTACTACGAATTCCTTGATTGCACCAGTAGGTACGTTTGATGCCGTTCCAGGCTCAAGTGCAGCTACCTGCACGTTGCCAATGGAAATCTCACCGTCTAATAGGTATGTTGTATTGCTGATTTTGAATTGTACGTTTGGAGCTGCTCCAGTTCCTGGACTTCTTACTAAGTTACCGCTCAAGATCGGTCTAAGACCACCCTGACCTAGAACCACGTTCTCTGAAGTGTTGTGGTATTTTTGCGTAGGAAGTGTCAAGTTCAACTGCCAGTAACTGCCGACAGGTGTCTTAGAAGAGTAGCTCAATGGACCTTCGACGTTTGGCGTACCGCGACCGATGTAAATAACACCTGAAGCTGGAAATTCAGAAGCATCACTCACGAAGATAGATGAGCTACCTACGTTTGGCGGCTTGTTTCCTGCGTATACTTTAGTCTCAATTTTCTGGTAACGGCTGTCAATTACAGTAACGTATGTTGTTGCCACTTTAGATGGAGGTAAGTTAACCCCTTCATCTTTTGCAATTTTTCTTAGCACATCAGCAACAGCTTTATCTACATCGTAAACATAAAGAGCAGCGATCATGTCACCATTACTACGTGCGATCTGCTGAGCGATAGTCTCGAAGAACGAACGGCTTACAGCGCCTTTGTTCACGTCGTTGACACCGACCTTGGACATGAACGTGTCCATCATGTCGCCGAGGATCTGCTGGTAGGTCTTGTACTGCGGTTGTGGCATTGCTGCTCCCTTTTAGTTATTACGAGGTTAAGATTAGTCTTTGGCCGTAGCCGAGAGTGCAGCGCACTTCCAGGAACATAAATCACTTATTTGATAAAATTTAGGAAAATTTAAGTTCTAATCTTTTGGTGACTTGCATTAAAGGAGTTACCTATGTCATTTCTGAACAAACACCACCTCGAGCTGATGGTCATCGCATTTGCTGATGAAGACTTAGCCAACAAGGTCTGGAATGCCATCAACGACGGTCAATCCCCAGACACCGAGCAAGTACAGGAGATAGTTGATTTAGCTGTAGCTGCTATTGTTGATGGTGCTCCAGCTACTTTAGATACATTGAACGAGATCGCTGCAGCTCTTAACGACGACAATAACATCGCTAATACTCTCCTGGCAGCTATTGCACTGAAGACAGACACTACAACTTTCAATAATCATGCGAATGCTACTAACAATCCTCACAGCACTACAAAAGATCAAGTCGGTTTGGGAAATGCAGACAATACCAGCGATTTGAACAAACCCATCTCGACGGCAACTCAAACTGCATTGGGATTAAAAGAAAATACAGGCGTAGCTGCATCTTTGATTGCTACACACAGTGGGTCTAGTGATCCGCACGGAGACAGAGCGTACACAGATACTCAGATAGCTAATTTGATCGGAACCGCTCCAGCATTGCTAAATACTCTTGGCGAGATCGCAGACGCTATAAATGACGACGAAGAAATAGCCAATACGCTTTTAGCTGCGATCGCCTTGAAAGAAAACATCGGTGTTGCAGCTACTTTGGACGCTGCAGTTTTAGAAGATGCTCAGGACTACACAGACACTGCGATCCTTCTTTTAGAAGGAGTGCTCCAAGACTACGCAGATACCGGAGACGCAACGACATTGCAAGCAGCCAAAGACTACGCTGACACAGTCATTGGCGGTGTTAGTTTCCCCTTAAGAGGGCCGAACGGTAGTGTATCAGTACCTACTTACGGATACGAGAGCGATGATGGTACCGATACAGGCGGCTATTTAATTTCAGACGGTATCTTGGGCTGGGCTACTAATGGTGTTGAGGGCATGGCCCTTAGTACTGCAGGCTTAGAAGTATTAGGTGGCTTGAAATTAGGTAGTTACGAGAAAGGTTTCTCGGGCTTCGACGCTGACGGGAACTTGATCAAGATCCCAGGCTACGACTACAAAGACGCAGCGGACTTCTACGGCCAAAACTTCAACACGAACATCGTGCCTGCAGCCGACAACGCAGGCAGGAACTTCCATAGTCACTACACTTCGATGAATCCAATTGTTGATGGCTCTAAGCAGTACTGGAATATTTTTACTCATGAAGTGACTGTCGGTAATGATGACAGCAGCTTCCAAGTTGGTGACAACATTGACATCAAGAGTACTTTAATACTTGGAGACCTGACTTTCACAAGCAGACGCCGTGGTTTAGATGGCGATGTCATCTCTTTCGAGTTTGTAGACGATGGCACTGCAGGATCAGAGACAGTTTCTAAAACGGGCTTCGATTATACAGTTCACATGGAAGCAGGTGTCTCTACTGCTGATCAGTTAGAAGAGGTTATTTCAACATTCTTAGAAAGTAATGGGAATGATGCTTCGGTAGCTGTAACAGGTACTGGTAGTAACGCTCAGAACAGCACTGTAGGCCCCGTCTTTTTAACTGGTGGTGTATACGATGAAGGTGGGATTTACTTTCATAATTTGATCTTAAATTCAGATCATCAGTCCAACATCGGCAATGTGGCTATGTACAGTCCATACTTCACTTTAGGTAATAACGACGGCGATCCACTAAAAGCTAACCAGGTCAGCATGTTCGGTGGTAACATCACTATGAGAGACAACACTGAAGCTACTCGTGTTTCTGCCATGGAGATGGGCCTGAACATGAGTACGTCTAGTAAGGTCAGAGATAACTTGCGTGGTTGGAACATGTATGGTAATGCAGGAGATGTGGGTGCAGGAGTACTCGCTTTTCACGCAGGCTTCAACATGCGTGATGCTGACTATATGAACATATTCCAAAGTACAATCAATGCTAGGAACGTCAACCATACAATCAATGTGTTCGCTGACTTTAACAACATCACTGGAGACATCGGTGATAACTACAATGCTTTAGCTATTCAGCCAAATATAAACAGTGTAGATGGTTTCTACGGGATCATCGTTAATCCAAACGTTGATTTAGCTAGAAACTACTCTGTAGGTTTAGATGTAAACATGAATAATGTTACAGTGTATGCAGGCGAAAAAGCTTTTCTAGAAGAACAAGATTTGACAATTGAGTTTATTCAAACAGGTGAGTTTGGAAACACAATTTCTATCGAATATACTGCAGGAGCTACTGCAGGGGCAGAAGTTGTAACCTTTACTGGTGGTAATGCTATTCACGTCCAAATCGAGGACGGAGTTAGTACAGCTACACAAATTAAAAATGCTATAGATGCTCACCTTACTGTGGGACCTAATACTACAGTAACTATTACTGGTACCGGTTCCAATCCTCAAGATATTTTTGGTCCTACCAATTTTGCTGGTGGTGTGAATGCAGGTAGCAAGAAAGCAGCTAACTTCGAGGGCGATGTAAATATCAACGGTGCACTTTCCTTTTCAGGATCCCTGTCTCTAGGTGCGTTACAAGCTTTTGCTAGTAAAACTTTGGTTGATGGCGGCGGCTCTCCAGCATCTATCCATAACTTAATCAGTTCACCTACTATTGGTGCAAATGAGACTATAGCGAACGCAGACACTTTAGGTGTAAACACTGCTGCATTAATCAGCATCGGTGACAACAGCACAGTAACCACTGCATTCTTAGGTATTTCTGCTCTAGGTTTACCTGCAGTGCTAACTGTAGGAGCTGGAGCTACTGTAGATAGAATTGCAGGCGCTACATTCGCATTAAGCTTAGATGCAGGTGCTCCAAGTGGTGGTACAGTCGACTATGTTAGGTTATGTAACGCTCTAGCTTTACCTAATGGTAATACTACAGTAAACAACCTTAGAGGGTATGAGTTCTCATTGCCTTTCGGAGATGTTGGGACTAATATCCATGGTATTTACATGGACGTAGACTGTCACAACTATATCAAAGGTGCTTTGAAAATCGGTACAGGTGCTGATGTAGAAGATGCAGGATTAACTCTTCACGTAGTGGGTGAGTCTCAGTTCGATGGTCAAGTAGGATTCTTTGGAACAACTCCTGCAGGCCAATACACTTCAGCTGGAGCTGTCGCTGCAGGTGCGGTGTACACGGCAGCTGAACAACAAATGTTAAATGAAGTGTACACTGCACTTCGTGGATATGGATTATTAACTTAAGGAGTATTTATGTTAAGACTGACAGTAGACGAAGCTAAAGCGTACATAGCAGCTAACAAGTTCAGGACTGATCTTACTGAAGAAGAGAAAAAACGTCTAGCTAGAGCATATAAGATGGTAACAGCTGATGCCTTGAAACCAAGGCCGAGTTAGTTTATCGTAGTGATATTATTCTTCACAAAGGAGTATACATGAACGAACAACTACAGAAGCAACCACCAGGACCTCGTGAGCACGCAAAGTCAATGATCAGCCAGGCTTTAGCTACATTGCCTATACCTCTAGATCAACACACTAGGCTGCAACAGGCAGTACAGACATTGTACAATTGTCCAGTACCGCCGACTGTTAAAGAGCCTACGAAAGAAGATGAGAAGAATCCTAAGAAAGACGCTAAACTGTCTATAGTGAAAGATGATAAGAAAGAGCCGCCTAAAGATGAAAAGAAATAAATAATAAAAAAGCCTCCTTTCGGAGGCTTTTTTATTTAATCTTCGTCTTCATCGTCAATATCTGGATAACCTAATTCATCTTCATCGCTATCACCAACATCGTCATCAGCTTCAGCATCTGAAACGTAAGAAGAACTCTTTACGTACTTTTCATCTTCGTCTAGTTCTTCCTCTTCCTTAGTTTCCTCATTGACGTGGTGATGACCACAGTGAGGGCAGATAGTCTCCTCTTTGTCAAAGTCTTCACCACAGTTTGTGCACTCGCGCATCTTCTTCTCCTGTTATGGCCTGGTAAATGGGCCGTCATTGTTATAGTAACCTTTATAGACACCGTCTTTGAGTATACACATGTAACGCAAATTAGCTTCATACGGAACTGGCAACTCGTAGAATTTATCGTTGAAGTTTTTAGGTACCCACTCACCTGCGTAGTCTACTCTAGAGCAGCCCGCACCTAGCCTATTTTTGGCATCGACGTACTTTTGGACTGTTGGCCCTCCAGCAAAGTCTTTCTCTACAAATAATGTGTGTAGATCAGTGCCACACTGTACTACGTATGCGTGTTCTGTTTCGGTATCTAAACTAGGGATCGTATAGTATTTAGCAGTGACTGTGTTAGTCTCAGCGTTAGTGAAGCTCTTGATCTTCTGTCTAGCAGCTTCATCTCTCATTTTAATCATAGTTTCGATTTGTTCTTTAACGAAC